AATCCGGACTAGAAAAAACAATGATACCTTGTTTTTCAAAAACATTACCAACATAATTTGTTTGTAAAAACGTGCCACCTTCTGTTCTATTATTTAAATAACCAATTTCTGTGCTAGTTAATGATTTGTTGAATATACGAACTTCATCTAATAAACCATTTAAATTTGTAGAACTAGAATCATAGCCTCCAATTTTTAATGAATGTTTATTGTCAATTCTAGCAGATGCAGTATATGGAGAATCATAAACTCCTAACAATGTACTAGTAGTCGATGCATGCAAAGTTCCATTAACATACATATTTAATGAACTTCCAGATTTTTGACATACAACATGATTCCAAGAAGATGAAACAAAAATTGAAGATGTAATCTGTGCTTTAAATTCAGTGCTACCCGCAGCTGAAAATACAATCTGTTTACTACCACTTAGTTCAATTTTAAACGGATAAACTGGATCTAATGAACTAGATGCTTTCGTTAAAATTAATTGATTAGACGTGCCCGTATTAGACGAACTAATAAAAAATGAAATAGCATAATCATGATCGCGATCATAATAACCATCTAATGTAGTTTCTAAATATGATGATCCTATAAATTTACCTGCTAAACCAACTGATCTTTGTTGACCATTAGTAGTAGGTACGCCTGGAGTATATGTTATATTTGCTGTTTGATATGTTATTCTAGATGAATCAAAATATTCATTAAATCCTTCATAAAATTTAACTCCGGATATAATCGATGACGTATTAAATGCAGTATCAATTATGTTTCCGTATCTATCACTTGAAAATGAACCAGAAACAGATGATGTAAAACTAAATGAACCAGGTTTAATTCCTTGACCAATTTTATTCAATGGTATTGAAAAAATAGAAGCAGTTTCAAACAACAATTTTTTAGTTTTATTTAAGTCAGTAGGACCTAATGTATTATAAGGCTGATTCTTGTATTTATAAAATAAATGATTTATTGAAAAATATGTAATTGATTGCAAACTACCATCAATATTTGCTGCATCATTATATGTTAAAGAAGAACCTAATGCAGGAAGCACATTTGTATTTGTATAAATACCTTGCAATGGAAGTATGCTAGATGTTAAACTACCTGAATATACTGTCCATGTTTTATATGATTGAAATGGATTGATTTGTACATCGGTGGTATCAATTTTTTTAAAAACTGATGGATATGATCCTTGATATGGATTATCTGTATTTTGTAATTTTGATTGTGCCATATAGTTAAAAGCCCCGATACATTTTATATAAATATAACGGGGCTTAAATCTATGTTAAATTAAAAATCTAATTTAACTCGTATAAGAGCTTCTCTTTGGAATGATTTCAATAATGGTTTAGAAAGTTTAGCAACTGCTAATAATTCCTGACTATCATTATATAAACCTACTGTCGTAATATATGTTTTAGGATCGCCTACAAAAGTTGTTTGTGAAATTTGACCAACTGAACCAGTTACATATGAAGGATTATTTGAGAAGTTATATTCTGCATTTTTAATTCTTACAAAATAATGAGTGCTAGTTACTTTTTCAGAATTACGTGCTTGGAACCCATATGGATCACTTGTTTCAGGATCTGTAAAGAAACTAGATCCAGAAATTGAATGGAATAATACAAAATGATTATTACCTTCTGAACTAGAACTAGTATTTGTTGCAAATCCTAATTGTTGATCTAACATTTTGCCATCTAATACTAACACTCCATGATCTGGATATGCTAATCCGTAATACGTTGGATTCGTAGAATTATGTACTCCGGAATTAATTGAACCAGAAACGATATTATAAATTTTTCCTGAATCTCCTAATCTTGCTGATGCAACTGATGAATCATCAATTAATTTAATAACACCACTACCGGTAACTACAGAACCTGTTGCGTTTGTTGCACGAGATGAAATTCTAACTAATGGTAATTCCCAATTTCCAGCATCTAAACGTTCTTTAATTCTGTCTCGTTTAAAGTTGATAATATATACATAGTCAGTACTACCAGATCCAGCTGTTGTAAAACGAGTATCACTCGGATTCAATAAAAGTTGACGATATTGAGAATAAATTGCTTTACTTGCAGCATCTTCCAATTGTCCTTGTGAATCTGAACCACTACCTAAAGCATGACCAAATGCTAAAGAAAATTGAACTGCAGACCCAGTTGCTGCAGGATCTTTTTGTGACACATCAACATAGTATGAACGCTGCGTATTTGTTTGAGTTGAAGATGTAAAGAAAGTAGTTAAACTAGAAATTCCATCGCTCCAAACGCCTGCTGTCACAACTTCAATTTGTTTACTAACAATATCATTAACAACATCAAATTTCGTAAATACACGTCCATTTCTTGCTAATATTTGCGACTGCTGCATCTCAGCAACCATTTGGTTTGCTAATTGCTGAGCTAATTGTTGTACTTGTTGAGTTACTGCGGCAGCACCTGCAGTACCAGCGGCTGCTGGAGCTGGGGTTGGAGTTACCGGTGTTCTTGTTGCTTGATTTTGACGACCCACTGCAGCAAGTAAATTAGCAGGAACTCCGCCTTGGCGTGGTTGTTGTTTTAATGTTTCAATGAAATTTTTCATTTCCATGTTTTACCTTTTTTATGCATTATGCATTATTAGCAGTAGCAGTAGTTACTTTTTTAACTGTTAAATTAATAGTAACACTTCCACCTGTTTCATTACCAATAATTGAAATAGTTGCAGTTTTATCTTCAAGCATTTGTGTTTTAGCAACAATGCGGAATTCAAACCCAGCTACCGCAACACTTTGTGCATCTTGATTATCTCCAATAAAACGAGGCGTAGTAGGAAGTACTGAATTTTGTAAAGCTCTAGTTACTTGTATATCTGCAACTGTTGAATCTGAAAGAATTGCAGTATATCCTAAATTGCTATTTCCTCCTTGGAAGTTACTAGTATTAGGAGCAATAACTGAACTATCGCCTGGCGCATTTAAAATAATGCTAGTATTACCTACGTTTACAACTGGAATATTTGTTGTTTGTTTAGGTAATGTTACTAATTTATAACGAAGAGCTTGAGTCTCATCCGGAATAGCTTCAGTTATTGGCATATTTTCAATAATAGTGCCATAATATTCTGTACCTAGAGGATGATCTGGATTCCATAACGAATAATCAATTTCGTCATCTCCTACAGCAAATTGCGTAATGTTAAATGCATTACCCCCTTGAGCTAATAATTCTCGGCCTTTTAAAGTTAGTATTGCGTCGACCGTTACGCTCGAATTATCTAGATAACCCATATGTTTCCTTTTACTTTTTAATAAATATCAGTGTTATAAAAATTATACCAAAACAAAACTACCATTAGTATTATCTAAGTTTTGATATATCAATTGATTTGGATTTGCAGATCTAAATTCTACAACCGGTTTGCCATCAATAGTCTGAGTTGAATTAACATTAAATCCTGGAGATGTAAGTTTACAACCTAAATATCTTTGATTTTCAATACCTTTAGGCAAATAATCTTGTACTCTTGCTAATTCTCCAGACCATCCCGAACCTGTCGGATCTATATAATATGTACTAGTTCCATAAGTGCCGGCACCATATGTACTTGTTATACCAGAGCCGCCACTTCCTGTATTAAATACAGCAGATCCTGATTTAAATTTCGTTACAGAATAAACTGATTCTAAATATATAGGCTGTACTGCATCACTTAACCAATATGGAGATGATCCCGTAATCCATGTACTTCCAGATCTTAGTAAATATTCATATGAATATGGCACACTATCATATTTTTCAGAATTAGATGCTGTTAAATAGCCTTGCCATTGATCATCATCTATTGCTGAGAAACTAATAATTCGACCAGTTACTGAACCAGCATAATATGGATATAAACCAACAGCTGTTGGAGATATTGAATCTAAAATAGCTGTATATGATGGTAAGAAATTTTGTACTTTAGGTAATATTGTATCTTTACTGCGTTCTAATAAATTAGGTTGAATTAATAGACCAGTTAATTTATTTACTCGTGCAGGTAATAATTGTTCTAATTGTTTAAAAAATGATAAATCAAATAACGTAAACATATTAATATATGCATTGATATCATTTCGATTTTCATATTTTTTCCAATACGATTGAGCTGCATGAATTAGTTGCGGGTATGATTTTGCATTAGTTACGCCCGGGTCACCGATATATTCATCTAATGAAGTAAAACCAAACTGCGCAATGATATCTTCATCTATCATCGTTTGTGGAGAAAAATATACTCCTAATTTTTTACTATCTAATGGAGCTTTATCAA